ACTGCTCCGATTATTACTGATCTACAAAAGATCAATCCTTCAGCAATAATTGAATTATTTACAATAACTACTGATGCGACTTTGCATGGTTCTGCACAGACCTATAGATTCCATAATGGAACGAGTTTAAATGCTAATGGAGATATTATCTGGGCGGGAAATTCATATATAAAAATGCCAATACAGGCAGAAGGTTTTGCTTTCAGAAAAGGTCAACTTCCCAGACCTACTTTGACAGTTAGTAATGCTCTTGGAACTATTACAGCTATTTTGCTAAATGTAAATCAGGTAACAACAGGAAACGATCTAACGGGAGCTACTGTAACTAGGATCAGAACTTTGGCACGTTATCTTGATGCTGTTAATTTTCCTATAACAACAACTAGCACTACAACTACAACAACTATTGCTGACCCTGCTGATGCTGAATCTGTGACTTATACAGTCACTGTTCATAATCCTGGAAGTGGAAATATTTTTAGAATTAATGGTGTAAATAATCCAGTTATCACAATGAAGAGAGGATCTACTTATATCTTTGACCAATCAGATGCTACAAATAGTGGACACCCTTTAGCAATAAAATCTGATGCTGGAGGAGCACAGACAACAACTGTAGTCGGAACTGCTGGAAATGCAGGGGCTACAGTGACCTATCAACCAGCATATCCAACTGCTCCAAATGATTTGAGATATTATTGCACAGTTCATGGAAATGGAATGGGCAATACGATTACGATGAATGATCCAAATACAACAACTCAAGAAACAACGACAACCACATCTCAGCAGGTAAATCCACTAGGCACTCCAGATCCTACAGCAGAGTTTCCTCAAGAAATTTACAAAATAGATAGAAAATCAGCAGAAAATAGAGAAATTGTTACTTTTGAACTTGCAGCAGTGTTTGACCTTGCTGGTATAAGAGCACCGAAAAGACAATGTACCAGAACAGAGTTTCCTTCGATTGGTACGTTTATAGCATGAATTGGAAAGAAGAAGCACTTGCTCATGCGAAAGACCAAGATCCTAAAGAGTCTTGTGGTTTATTGTTGAATATTCGAGGAAAAGAAAGATACTATCCTTGCCGTAATCTTTCAATGACAGATCATCAATGTTTTATTCTTGACCCAGAAGATTATGTAAAAGCAGATAATACTGGAGAAATAACAGCTATTATTCATAGTCACCCCGTAACACCTCCTGTTGCTAGTCAGGCAGATCAAATTGCCTGTGAACAAAGTAATCTTCCGTGGCATATTGTTAATCCTAAAACAGAAAAATGGGGATATTACGAGCCATGTGGATATAAACCGCCTTTATTAGGTAGGCCGTGGGTTTGGGGTATTACCGATTGTTGGTCTTTAGTAAGAAATTGGTATGAAGAAGAAAAAGGTATTAAATTAAAAGATTGGGATAGACCTACAACACCAGAGGAATTTATATTGAATCCGATGTTTGAAAGCTGTGCTTGGAGAACTGGTTTTAGAGAACTTAGACCAGATGAAAAAACAATTAATGGTGATCTTTTATTTATGTCTATTGGATCTCCTGGTTTAAATCATGTAGCTATTTTCTTAGATGGAGATGTTTTACATCATTTAACCGATAGACTATCTTGTAGAGAGCCTTATTCTCAATGGTTGTTAAAATGTACAGGAGGGAGGTATCGTTATGTTGCGTAAACTAAAGTTATATGGCGAGCTTGCAGAGTTTGTAGGGCATAAAGAATTTGAAATACAGGTAGATAGTCTTGCAAAAGCAGTTAGTTTTCTTGTTAATAATTTTCCGCAGGTAGAAAGTTTTATGAATCCTCAATATTATCAAGTAAAAGTTGGAAACTATGAAATTTCAGAAGAGGAGATTCATTATCCAATAGGTCAAGAAGATATACATTTTATTCCTGTTATTAGTGGAGCAGGAAGAGGGGTAGGAAGAATTTTAGGTGGTGCTGCATTAATAGGATTAGCATTTGCAACTGGTGGTGTAACAGCAGGAGCTTTTTTTAAAGCTGCCACAGTAAAAGGTTCTTTAGCGGGTGCAGGATTTTTAACTAAAGCAGCTATTGGAATTGGTGGTGCTTTAGCTTTATCTGGTGTTAATGAACTGTTATTTCCTTTACCAGATATGCCAGAATTTAACTCTGAACAAGATCCACGCATATCATTTAGTTTTTCTGGAACGCAAAATACATCACGGGCTGGTACACCCGTTCCACTTGTTTATGGAGAAATAATAACAGGGTCAGTAGTTATTAGTGGTTCTGTAGATACTCAACAGGTACAAGCATGACAAAGCCTAAAGGTATTCAAGGTTCTGGAGGTAGAAGAAGTCCTCCACCCCCTCCCCAACCAACAAGAACTCCTGATACGTTACATAGTAGGCAGTTTTCTACTATTCTCGATCTAATTTCAGAAGGCGAGATAGAAGGATTTGCTAGTGCTTCAAAAGAAGGAAGAACACAAGGTACTACGGCATATAATAATGCTGCATTGAAAGATGTATTTTTAAACGATACTCCTGTTTTAAAGTCATCAGCCAATTCTGCTTCTCCAAGTACAACTGATTTCAATTTTCAAGATGTAACCTTTACTCCTAGATTTGGCACATCTAATCAAACAAAAATCCCTGGAATTGAAAGTAGTTCTTCTGTAACACCAGTAGGAGTAACAGTAACTCAATCTTCTCCTGTCACAAGACAAATAACAAATTCTAATGTAGATGCGGTTAATGTAACTATTACTGTTCCTCAACTACAAAAGGCAACAGATAAAGGCGATTTGTTAGGTTCTTCTATCTCATTAAAAATAGCTGTTCAATATAATTCTGGTGGTTTTACTGATATTATTTCCGACACTATTACAGGAAGAACTGCTGATGCGTACCAAAAAGATTACAGAATAAATCTTACAGGTGCTTTTCCCGTTGATATAAGGGTTAGCAGAGTTACGGCTGATAGTACAGATTCAAGTTTAGTTGATGCTTTTCAATGGACAGGTTTTGGTGAAATTATTGATGACTCTAATACTTATGCCAATAGTGCTTATGCTTCTCTCAGGTTGGACTCTATGCAGTTTCAATCAATACCTACAAGAAAATATCGCATAAGAGGAATAAAAGTAAGGATTCCTGGTGCTGGCGCAAATAGTTCTGGTACTCCGAGCGTAGACAGCACAACGGGCAGAATAGTGTACCCAGATGGATATATTTTCAATGGAGTAATGGGTGCTGCTCAATGGTGCTCATGTCCTGCAATGATCTTACTTGATCTTCTTACAGATACTAGATATGGATTCGGTAATCATATAACTGATAGTTCTCTTGATCTTTTTTCTTTTGTTACTGCTAGTAAATTTGCAAATACATTGGTATCAGATGGATTAGGAGGACAGGAAGCTAGATTTAGTTGTAATGTAAATATTCAAAATAGTGGGGAAGCCTTTGCTCTTATAAATGAATTAGCAGGTGTAATGAGATGTATGCCGATATGGTCTGCTGGTAGTATTCAACTGACGCAAGATAGTCCAAAAGATGCAAGTTATTTATTCAATCTTGCCAATGTAACTGAAGAAGGATTTAGTTACTCAGGAAGTGGATTAAAAACAAGAAATACTGTGATTTCTGTTTCCTATTTTAATATGGATAGTAGAGAGATAGATTATGAAGTTTATGAAGATGCTGATGCTATTGCCAAGTTTGGAGTAATTATAAAACAAGTAAAAGGTTTTGCTTGTACATCAAGAGGTCAGGCTAGAAGATTAGCAAAAGCTATTTTATTTACTGAACAAAATGAAAGTGAAGTTGTTGCATTTGCAACTTCTATAGATTCTGGTGTTGTTGTTAGACCTGGTGCTGTTATCGAGATAGCTGATCCTGTTCGTTCTGGTCTTAGAAGAGGTGGCAGAGTAAGTTCTGCTACAACGACCCAAATAACTGTAGATGATTCTGCTGCAACCGATCTATCAACTACAAATAATCCAACTTTATCTGTAATATTACCCGATGGAACTGTTGAAAGTAAGTCAGTATCAAGTGTCTCAGGTGCAGTTATAACAGTATCTTCTGCTTTTTCTCAGACTCCAAATCCTAATACAGTTTGGTTACTGCAAAATGACACAGTTCAAGCACAAAAATTTAGAGTAATAACAGTAGAAGAATCTGATGGAATAAATTATGCGATCACAGCTTTATCTTATGTAAATGAAAAGTACGCATTTATTGAAGATGGAGCGAGTTTACCAACAAGAACAGTATCAATACTGAATCTTCCAAAAGACCCTCCTACTGCTCTCCAAGCCGAAGAAAAAATAGTTGAAATAAATAATCAGGCAGTATCTAAACTTATCGTCAGTTGGCAACCTATTGTTGGTGTCACGCAATATCAGGTTAACTACAGATTCAATAATGGTAATTTTATTTCTACAACAGTTTCTTCTCCTGACTTTGAGATATTTAATACTGATATTGGAACGTATGAGTTTCAAGTATTCAGTTATAACGCAGCATTACAGACAAGTGCGACTTCTGCTGATCTAACATTCAACGCTGTTGGTAAAACTGCTTTGCCATCAAATGTTACTGGACTATCTGCCGAACCAATAAATGAAAAATTAGTAAGATTACGTTGGAATTTATCTACAGATTTAGATGTTACTCATGGAGGTAGAGTATATGTTAGACATTCTCCTTTAACAAATGGTAATGGCACATTTACTAATAGCACTGACTTAATTCAAGCGTTAGCTGGTAATACAACAACAGCAGAAGTTCCATACCTTGAGGGAGAATATATTTTAAAATTTCAAGATGATGGTGGTAGATTTTGTGCAGGGGAAACAAGTGTAATTCTTGAATTACCAGATAATTTAGCTCCACTTATTACCCAAACCAGAAGAGAAGATACTGATAGTCCTAAGTTTCAAGGTACAAAAACTAATGTTGCTTTTGATGCAGTTACAAATAGTCTAAATTTAGCTGGTGGAGGAGTTTTTGATAATATTACAGATTTTGATGCCGTAACTTCTTTAGATGACTTTGGTGGAATCGTGCCAGAAGGTACTTATGATTTTGGAGGAACTGCTGGTGGAGATACTTTAGATTTAGGTGGTGTATTTAGTCTTGACCTTAAACGTCATTTCTTGACAGAAGGTTTCTATCCATCAGATTTATTTGATTCGAGAGGTTTGATTGATGATATTACAGATTTTGATGGACTTACAGCTACAGAAGTTAATGCTGAAATGTTAGTAAGAGTTACACAGGATAACCCATCTGGATCTCCTACTTATACTGATTTTCAGACTTTTGCCAACGGAACTTATAAAGGTAGAGGATTTCAATTCAGAGCAAAACTTACAAGTAAAGATACTGCGCAGGATATAAAAGTTTCTCAGCTAGGATATACAGCATCTTTACAGAGAAGAACAGAACAAGGTAATGTTATTGCAAGCGGAGCAGGAGCAAAGGCTGTTACGTTTACCAATCCATTCTTTGTTGGGACTTCTTCTTTGCTTGGAGCGAATACTAATTTACCCTCTATTGGTATCAATGCTCAGAATATGGCATCAGGAGATTACTTTGAAGTAAGTAGTATAACTGGAACGGGGTTTACTGTTCACTTCAAAAATTCATCAAATGCTTCGATTGATAGAAATTTCACCTATCAGGCTGTCGGATTTGGTAAAGGAGGGTAGAATATGCACAAGGTAGTTTTTTAAATGGCACAAGTTTCAGACTATTCAATCGCTAATGGCACGGGTGCTGCTGTAAGGACTGACCTTAATAATGTCTTTGCTGCTATACAGAGTTTAAATAGTGGATCAGCAGATCCTAGTGGTACACAGGTTGCGTTTCAGTTGTCAGTTAATACAACATCTAATCTTCTTAAAATAAGAAATGCAGCTAATAATGGATATATTGAGATTGGTAATGTAACTCAGGCAAATTTAGGTCTTGCTCCAGTTGCAGGAGCAACATTTACTGGAGATGTCATACATAATTACACGACAGCCTTACAAATACCTGTTGGAACTACTGCACAAAGACCTGGTTCACCATCAACAGGAGATTTTAGATTCAACAGTACGACTACTTCTGCTGAAATATATAACGGATCTGAGTTTACTGCTGTGGGAGGCGGTGCTGGAGCTACGGGTGGAGGTAATGATGAAGTATTCTTTGAATCGGACACTAATGTAACAACAAACTATACAATCACTTCTGGAAAAAATGCACACACAGTTAGTCCTGTTATAAACGCTGGCGTCACCGTGACCGTGCCTTCTGGCAGTTTATTAGTTATTATTTAATTATGAGCTTAGAACTTTCTGGAACAACTGGTGTAAAAGGTGTAGCTGGATCAGTTTCCGCACCAAGTATTGTTGGAGATGATACTAATACTGGTATAAGTTTCCCCTCTGCTGACACTATCAAGTTTTCAACTGGTGGTGTTGAAAGAATGTCGATTACAAATAGCGGAGTAAGTGGAATAACTACTGGAATAACAGAGGCAGACCAATTTTTATTAACTTCGGATTTATCAGTAAGTGGCACAGCAACTACTGTAACTTCTAATTTAGGAAGATCAGGTTATTCATTTATGGGGACTAATTCAAAAATTGGTACAGGAATGAGTGAATCAGGTGGAGTATTTACATTTCCATCAACAGGTAAGTATTTAATTACTACTTGTGCTACTTTTAGTTCTACTAATCAAGCTATTTATGCTGCATTTAGAACGCAGTTTTCTACTGATAGTGGTTCTAATTATTACTATACAGCAGTTAATTATACAAGTATTTTTGATAGTGGTAGTGATACGGTTTATGCTCAAGCAAATGGTCAATCCCTTATTGATGTAACAAATACTTCTACAGATAGAGTACGATTTAGTGCTACTAGCAACGCTAGTATAACAGTTCGTGGACACGCAAATGAAGCATTTACTTCCATAATATTTATAAAATTAGGAGATACATAAATGATTTATACAAAACATGATGCTTTACAATCTTTAAAACCAAGTGCGAAATATGCTTGGTATGGCTATGAATATTCTGGGTTAAATTGGTCAGATACAGGATCAGCACCAACTGAATCTGAAATAGATGCTGAAGTAACAAGATTAAATAATGCAGAACCAATGAAATTGTTAAGAATTGAAAGAGATAGATTATTAACAGCTTGTGATTGGAGAGCAAGTTCTGATTTAACACTTTCAACAGCTTGGAAAACATATCGTCAAAGTTTGCGTGATTTACCAGCAAGTGCCTCCCCTAAACTCGATTCTGATGGTAATTTAGATATGAGTTCTGTTACCTTTCCTACCGAACCTAGTTAACAATGACAGCAAAAATTAAACTAAACGCAGCATCAGGTGGTGGATCAGTAAGCCTAAAAGCACCCTCAACGACTACAAGTAACGCTGCTGTTGAATTACAACTACCTGTAGAAGATGGGAGTGCTGATACCTTTTTAAAAACAAATGGTTCAGGAACATTATCATTTGCAGCAGCAGGGGGAGGTAAAGTTCTTCAAGTCGTAAATGCTTTAACTTCAAGTGCAACAACTATTACCTCAAACTCTTTTACAGATACAGGTGTAACTGATTCGATTACAACGACTGCTGCCAACTCAACAATATTAGTACTGGGAAGTATGGCCTATGATACTGCCAGAGATGACCATTTTTCTGGTGCTAGAATTAGGATAGTTAGAACTATAGGCGGTTCTGACTCTGCTTTTATGGAAAGCTCAAGTGATAAAAACGTAGGTGCTTATATAAGCAGTTCATCTCATTTTAGAGTATATGGTCAATATCCTCTCAACTTCCACGATTCAGGTTTAAGCTCTGTAGCTGCTGGAACTACAATAACTTATAAAGTGCAAGGCAGAGTTGAAAATACTGGTGCTAATGATGATTTAAGAATAAATAATGGTGCTAAGTTTTCAACAATAATTCTTGTGGAGATAGGTGCATGATTATAGAAATACCTGATGCCATCAAGTCTTTAAAACCTAATGCAAGTTGGGTTTTAAGAGGAATGGAATACTCTGGACTTGAGTGGAAAGATGAAAGTCAAACAAAACCTACTGAATCCGAAGTAAATGCAGAAATTACAAGGTTGACTAATGCAGAACCAATGAGATTACTTAGAAGAGAAAGAAATAGAAGAATATCTGCTTGTGATTGGACACAATCAAGAGATTTGACTTTATCAAATGATGCAGATTGGAAAACTTATAGACAAGCACTCAGAGATTTACCAGCTAGTGCATCGCCAAAGTTAGACGCAGATGGTAATTTAGATATGTCATCTGTTACCTTCCCTACTGAACCAAGTTAATTATGTCAGAGATTAAGGTAAATTCAATCAAGGGGGTAGCAGCTAGTACTGCTGCACTTACCATCAACAATACTGATGGAACCTGTACTGCCAATATTACTAATAACTTAAGTAACAAAAATTTAATAATTAATGGAGCTATGAACGTGGCTCAACGTGGTACGTCATCTACTGACAATGTGTATGGAAGTGTTGATAGATTTGCAGTTGTGTCAAGCAATGTAGATGAAGCACCTACTCAAGCACAAGTTGATGTTGCAAGTGGAACAACCCCTTATAGTTTAGGTTTTAGAAAAGCATTTAAGATAACAAATGGAAACCAAACAAGTGGTTTTGGTACACAAGATAGTATTGAATTTAGGTATAGAGTTGAATCACAAGATGTTGCAACTAGCGGTTGGAATTATACAGATTCAAATAGTTTTATTACGTTATCTTTTTGGGTAAAATCAAGTGTATCTTTCAACATGAAAGGTTATTTTTTTACACATGATAATAGTTACAACTACCCACTTGAAACAGGCACTTTGACTGCTGATACTTGGACAAAAATAACAAAAACTATTCCTGGTAATTCTAATTTAGTTTTTAATAATGATAATGAAGCAGGAATATCAATATCTTTTGGAGTATATGGAACTTTCTTTTCATCTGGTAATCCTTCAGTTAATCAATGGGTTGCTTATTCTTCTGCAACTTTAACAAATCCTTCAGCATCTACTTGGTACACAACAAATGATGCAACTTTAGAATTTACAGGTATGCAACTAGAAGTTGGCAGCGTGGCAACAGATTTTGAGCATAGGTCATTCGGTCAAGAGCTTGCTTTATGTCAGAGATATTATCAAGTTCTTGCTAATACTGATGAAGATATAATTGGCACAGGTTATGGAAAAGCAAGTGGTTATTGTTATGTTGGCAGACCTTTATTAGTAGAAATGAGAGTAAAACCTACTTTAGATGATCAAACATCAGGTAGCACTAGATATAGAGCAAATGCAAACGTAAACGACAATACGGGAACTGCTGCAAGTCTTGATAGTGTCGTTTGTAATAACAAAATGTTATCAATCGTTTTTCAAGGTTTTAGTGGCTTAAGTGATGGTACTGGTGTTACTGTAAGAAAACAAGGTTCGTCAGCTAGATTTGGAGTATCAGCAGAATTATGACTTATTCAAAATACAAATTAGTAAACAATGAAAATGGAGAAACAATGTGTATCAAAAATTATGATACAGATACAGGGTCATATTTATCAATACCACTTGACGAAGCAAACACCGACTACCAAGAATACCTTGAATGGGTAGCAGAAGGAAATACACCCGAAGCTGCTGATTAATTAACCTTTTCTTGCATTTATCTTGTCATTATCCAAGCACACTTGAAAAAGATAGTGCTTTCAAAATTGCAAATTTAATCATGTTTCAAAAAATTGCTAATATTCTTAGCATAGTTTCATTTGTAATGGTAGCTTCCATGAGTGGTGGAACGTACTTTGCATACAAATATGTAACATCAGAACAGTTTAAATCAAGAGTTATGAATGAGATTCTCGATAACGTATCTGGAATGATGCCTAAAGTATTAGATCAGAATTTACCTAAAGTTACAGGTCAATCAATGCCAATAATCAAATGAACTGTTGGCACTGCAAAACTGAACTTATCTGGGGTGGAGATCATAGTTTAGATGGAGAAGATCATCCAGTTACTTCTGGAGAATACAGTATGGTAACTAATCTTTCCTGTCCTAAATGTTATTCCTATGTAGAAGTTTACCTTCCTAGAGATGCCTACGATTGAAATACCTGATATTCAAATTCGTGAGATATATATTCCAGACGTTCCAGAAATATATAGTCCACATTATTTAACTATTACACAACCACCTGATATTGATGTTCCTGGTTGTACTTATCAGCATCGAGATATAAAAAATACTGGTAATCGTAATTTATTATTGGAAGATCCAAATGGTGTATTTACAACGTGTGATTTTCCGTTTCCTAGTTTTATACCGCTTGATTATTCTCCTGAGAATTTAGTAATAACTGAAGAAGTTCCTGTCGAAAACGAACCACCGCCCTTACCAGAAACAGAGCAGCCAGATATTCCTCCACTACCTGATCCTCCCCCACCAGATTTTCCTCCCTGTCCTGGTAAAAATGACCAAAGAGTAGGAGACTTTCGTAACGATAAAAAGCTAGAACGTGTTATTGGACATGAAAGAAGCCAAGATGGTAGTGAGTGTATAACTCTTTATGAAGCAGTTGAGTGGAAAGAACAATACATTCCGTCTGCTCCTCAGTTTGTTGGGGTCTTTAGCCTTGCTTTGGTTGGTGCTTCTGCACCATTGGTACTTCAGCTTGTACGGCCATTAGTGAAGCAAGTCGTTTCTAAATTAACTAAAAAGCGGAAGTAGCATTGTTACGATTCGATAACATATACAAAGTGATGACATTTTAATGATAAACTATAAAGGCAATAACATTTACGGGGTTTTATGAAACTTTCCATGCAAAACAAAACAAGCCATCATCTTGAAGATAATGATG